ACCAGTTCCTCCATTGCGTCCACACGGCTACACAGGTCTTCCATCGCTGCCAACCGTGTTTCTAAATCCCGAATGTCTTCCGAAACATCTTCCACTCGCGCATAAGCGTGCATGTCCATCGAATCTTCAATGGATTCGACCGATTCTTCGAGGCGGTCGATGCGTGCCACTGTGCGTGCTGACGACCAGGTGATTGTTCCTGCGATGACCGCTACGGACAGTATGAGTCCGACCGCGATGGTCGGGATCTTTACCTGTCGGATATCGGTCGGTTCGTTCACTCTGTTACTTCAACCCATGAGGTCGTGTCCTCGTCCCAGTAGTAGAACGTGTCCACATCTAGAACCAACGGCCCATCGTGCGCCACCGGGTAAGGCACGGGGGGCTGCCATTGACCGTCACGCCAATCCACCCATGAGGGGAACGGAGCCTCCGGCTGGACCCACGACAGAGTGTCCTCATCCCAGTCATAGCCCTCCGGCGGGTCACCTGCGGACTCTGGGTGTACCCACAGACCCCGGTCATCCACCGTCCATGATGGGAACGGGGCTGTCCCTGAGAAGAACAGGTCACGATCCGGCAGGTAGGTGGACCCCGCTCCTGCGAACTGGCCCCGGTAACTCGTGTTGTACGAGGTTTGGAGCCATGTTCCCGAGTCGGGATACAGGTCGTTGAGAAAGTCGATGCCCCGCTGCTCGTCCTCTACACCGTCGATGGTGGTGATGTCGTTTGATACGACAAGCACCCGAAGGACTGTGTTGGTTGCGTCTATTTCAGCGAAGTGGGCCATTACGCCTCCGTGACCCAGCGGAGGACGACCACGCCGGAGCCCCCGTTGCCGCCTGTGTAACTCGTATTGGAGTAGTGGGAACCGGGAGCGTTGCCGCCACCGCCTCCGCCGGAGTTGGCTAGGCCAGAACCACCATCGGTGGTGTCCTTCCCAGCGTTTCCTGACCCGAAGTAGTTGGACGCGCCGATGGTGTTGCTACGAGGAGACATGTCGTCACCGCCGCCGAACACCTTGGTACCCCCAGCATACGAATAGGTGCCGTAACTCCCCTTCTGAATGCCGGCGCCGCCTCCAGCAAACGAAGTCGTACCGGAGGTGTACGGTGCTGAGAGGGCCAGCCCGGTCATGTAGTTGTTCGGAAGACCTACGCACCCGTCCTGCTGCATGGACAGATTGCCGCTAATACTGCTGTAGCCGCCCCCGCCGGAACCGGAATCCGACAGTCCAGACGGCCAAGAAACGGTCTGAGCGCGACCACCGCCGTAACCCTCTACCGGGCTGTAACTCCCGGCATCTCCGTCACCACCCTGACCGTAAGCGTCCTGATGAGCGGCACCCCCACCACCGGCACCACCATCTCCGCCGTCACCAATAGCGGGATTCTGACCCGAGTTCCCTCCACCGCCTCCGCCGGAGGCCGAGTTGATGAATGTGGTCACCGTCCCGCTAGCAGCCGAGTTGCCCGAGTTCGACCAGGCGGCTGTTCCACCTGCCCCGATGGTGACCGTGTGGGCACTAATGGCGATGGTCTGGCTGGTGAATACGCGGGCACCCCCACCACCACCGCCGCCGTTTACGTTCCGGTCGCTACTGCCAGACCCCCCAGATCCACCAGCACCACCGCCGCCAATAATCATGTAGTCGAAGGTGAGAGTGTTGGGGTTGGTCAGCAGGGTGAACGAACCTGAACCCGTCCATGTCAACGACGAGTAGGTGCTGTAGGTACGAAGGGTCGGTGAACCCGTCGTGGAGTAGGTCATGCCGCCACCAGCGCTACTGGCGACGACCCCGTGATCGGCTGGTCGAATAGCCATTACTTCAGAGAACCGATAAGCGACCAAGCGTCAGTCGCCGTCTTGATGAGCGTCGCCGCCGCGTACTGGCCGTCGATCTCCTTGTTGGAGTCCTTCGAGTTGATCGTCACACCAGACCCCTGAGCCAACGTACAGTTAGCCGAACCAATGTTCTGAACCATAATCTGCGTGCCGACAGTGTAAGCCACCGACGAGTTCGGCGGGACGGTGAACGTCTGCGCTGAACCATTCGATGAGGAAACAAACTTCCCAGCATCAGCCAGAACAAACGTGTAGGTGGTGCCTGTCTGGGCGTTGATCGCAAGAGGGGCGACCAGACTTCCAGCGGTCACAGCGCCCGTCACCGTCAAAGCACTCAGCGTGCCGACCGAAGTAATATTCGTTTGGGCGGCACCCGTGACGGTCGCAGCCGTACCAGAAGCGTTACCGGTCACGTTCCCAGTCAAAGGCCCAGCGAAAGCGGTCGCCGTCAACGTCCCCGTACCAGCGTTGTAGGTGGCCCCAGCGTCAGTCTTCGGAGCCAGATCGCCAGTAGCAGACTCAAACAAAGCCACCGAACAAGTCGTATCAGTCGTGTCAGCGACCGTAATGTCAGTCGGTGTTGGGGCTGCGGCCCACTTCAAACCCGTCGCTTCCGACGAATCGGCAGTCAGAACATGATTATTGGAACCCACCGCCAAACGAGAAACAGCATCAGCAGCCGTAGCCGCAATGATGTCGCCTTTGGCGTCAACGATGTCGTTCTGGACGACACCAGGTGTCGAGTTGACGAACGCTTCAACGTCGTCAAAGTTCTCATTCATGTCCGCAGCGACGATTGTCGTTCCAGCGGAGAACGAGTTTGTTACAGCAAGAGTTGCCATCTACCTGAGTCTCCTTGGCGTGTAGGTGAAAGCCAACGCATTGACTTCCCAATGATTATCCGACGTTGGCCCACTAACCTTCATACTTACACTCTTGGCCGTCCCAAGGGTCGGCAGATTCACCACATCAGCGGTCAATGACTGGGCAATAGCATCCCATTCGGCAAGATACGCCGAATCTGGATCGGCGTCATCCCACTTGGCTGTATCCCACCTGGACGTAGAAGTCTTCCCCAGGACACTCACATTGAATGAGGTCGTCGATGCCGACTTGTCATAATCCTTGAAAATCTGGATCGGTATTTCAATCGTTGCCTCCGCGGATGTGACCATCCGCGGTCGACCCCACCGTTTCTTCACAATCGGGTTCTTACCCGTCATCCACCTGGTGAAAAAATATGATGCGATGTGGGCCTCCGTGGAGCCCACATACCGGTCGCTGGTGCGGTTCTGCTCATCCTCGACATCGACAATGATGCCGGTATTCGCAACACAACCAGCGTAAACCGTCGGTGTCGAGTTCGGAGGACGATAAGAATACAGTGGGCCTGCGTCAATGTCAGTCAACACCCAGGCGCCTGTTGGTCCCAGCGTCGGATCATAGACAAATGTTCGTCGGGTTGTTACACCTGCCACCGTCCAGTCGACACTGACGTACACCTTCTGATTGCCCCACGCCAGTTGCGGATTCATCGCAAACGTGATGCGCCCATCGTTGATGGCTGGTGAAATCTTGTCGAAAATCCAGGTGAAGTTCTCCCTGTTGTAGGAGAAGATGCCCTGGTCTGCATACCAGAAGAACACCCCATACGGTGTTGATATGGGAGAAGACAGCGGAACACATCCGACACTGTCTGTCAGGGTCACGACCTGGAACGAATCCGAATCGAACCCGAAAATGGCGTAGACACTGTTCGACTTGAATACCAGCAACCTGTCGCCCATCGGGCACAGCCCGGTGATGTAATCACCGTGTTCACCTTTGTCGATGTCGACAAAGTCGGTTGCCGACCACTTCTCTGGATCGTTGGCGTTCGACCAGCGAACCCGGTACTTGTAACCGGTACCCGATTCGTAGGTGTACGCCGCCCACGCGAAGTTGTTCCAGAACGCCACATACTGGGCCTGCGGGAAGTTGCCGGCCGAACCATCCAGAGTCACCCCCAGGTCAGCGGCCGATGAACCATCCCACTTGAACGACACCTTGTCGTATGACACACCGTATGCCACATTGTTCATGGTCATGCCGTAAACCCTGGAACCATCCGTACGGGCGGTGATCCCAGTCAGATCCGTGAAGTTCGAGGTGGCAGAATAGGCGACCTTGGTTCCGTAGTTCACCATCAGGTGGTTGGTGCCGGCATCCGTGTGAAGCGCCCAAATGCCCTTCACATCGGCGCTCAGGGCAGTCGTATTTCGGCGGTCAACACCGTCCCGCATACGAATGCCGCCGCGTGGGTCGACAAGAACATTCAGAAGATCAGGTGATTCGTTATCTTCGAGGTTGAACTGATCGGTACGAAGGTTCAAACCGCCAGTAAACGATTCCAGGGTTTCTAACTTGAACTGGCTGGGCACCGCTTACTCCCAGGAATAACGTAGACGATTCGGAAGAATCGTTTGGGAACGCCACCTCGACGCATTTCGGCTGTTCAACAGCACCGGCTGAGGTGCCGGCATGTCGTCATAGCGGGCTTTCAGATTGTCGAGTTCCTGGTTGAATATCTGAAAATACTGTGTAGCCATCGTCGGGTCTTCCTGCTGCTCGTAAGCGCGAGCGATCCCGTACGTTGCCACAACAATATGAAATGGATCAGGCAGGTCGGATGGTTCCGTCGAATCGGACACACCGGCTCCGAAGGTTGTCGGGTTCTTGTACCCGCGAAGATAGACCGTTTCAACGCCAGTTGGTGTGGGGTACAGGCGCACCGTTTCCCCCCAGAATGACCACCACCAGGGCGAACCCTGACCGGTCACATTCAACGGGTACACCACATCGCCTTCGTCGCGGCCCACATAGGTCGCCACATGACTATCGGTGCGTAGGGCTGCGACTTCTCGCAGGCCACCCGTCACGGCTGCCCCCATGACAGCCATCGTGTAGTCCTTCTGGGCGGCCACCGTATCGAATGTGGTGGATACCTCGAAGAACGGCCACCGTTTCTCCGAATAAACGATCACATCGTATCCCTCACCCAGGAAACGGTTGAGGGTGTCGTCGGAAATGTCGGCAGAATCGATGTCCACCACTGAGCGGACATACGACCGCATGGTCGAAATGTCCACCGTTACTCCCTATGGAAAACGCACAGGTCGCTGCCCGCAGGGGGATGCCCTTTACAGGGATCCCCGCTGCGGGTCAGCGCGCTGCATTTGACCGATTCTGAGACAACGGGTGCGCCGCCCACCGGGTTGACCCGCTGGACGTTGCGGGAGTACCCCACGGTTTGGGGCCGTGGTGTCGAATCCCGAAACTTGTCGCCAGCAGGCTGCCCATACGGGCGTTGCCCTGCCTTGTGTGCGTAAGCGAACCCTCGTCCCATCAGGATCAGGTGGCTGAGTGCAAGTAACCCTGCCGCGCACGGTTACTGCATGTCAACTGTCCGTAACAGAGCAACTGTGAGAACACAGCGTCCTGGTTGGTGGGCCGCACGAACGGTGTCGGCTTGAACCAGACATCGCTGTGAGCAACCAACTGCAGGTACTTGGTGTTCAGGAACATCATTTCGCCACTCGCTGCAGCCCCGTCAAAGGTCACAGGTGCGCCCTTGAACA